GGGGCCGTATAAGCTACTTAGCTCTGACCCGTCTGTTTTATTAAATCTGTTTTCATGCTCTTTAATCCAGCCTATATAAGAGCTGTTTGAAAATGTGTAACCTGTTGATGATAACTCTATCTCATACTCATCACGGTCTAGCTGTATAGGATTATCAAACCGTATTACTTTCCATAAGTGAGCATAATTATCAGTTGTCGATAAATCGCTTTTAATTTCAGAGCTTGTAAAATCCTTAGATGCTAATTCGTTTCCACTCTGTCTAATTTTTATGGTGAATGTCCCAGCGGGAGCGTTGTGCATATAAATGTAAGGCCTGACTGCCTCTATTAGAAAACGCTTCTGTTCGGTAAGTGTTACCGTTTGCGACAGTGTAGCTTTAAGCTCCTCAACTACTAATTTGGTCATTTCTGCTCCCTTAAACTAAAGGAAGTCTCCCAGTAGCCTGCCGTGACATTAGGAAAAGATGGCTCAGATGTGAATTTATATAAACCATTAAGTCTGTTGATATTATTTAAAAGGGTTGATGATGGGTCGCAAAACTCTACAAATAGAGGCTTAACCGTTCGTCTGTTATCAAAAACCTCAAACATTTTATCAAGCTCTGTTGTGTTCATAACTTTAATTTTTAGACCGTTTAGCTCTTTTCTCTGGGTTATGTCGTCTATATATTCCTGCCCATATCGAGTTGATGAATACTTTTTAACGTCCCTGTTTTTATAAGACCACCTATAGTCTATCCCGTTGGTGTCTATTACCGTTGCCTTTCCTATAAACAGATTTGCAACCTCACAGTAACCAAGAGTGGAGGTGAAAACAAAACGCCAATATCTATAATTCTGCTCAGTAATAGACTTAACCCCTACTCCAAACTGGGAGTCGAAAGTTAACGAGGTAGAGAAAGCGGGAGCCCCCCAAGAGTCGGTAGCATTTGCCTCTATGGTTATGGTTGAAACACCAAATCCATTCTGCCAATTATCTACAATCCCGACATAATCAACGGGCTCAGTCGAACCAAGGTCAAAAACAATACTGTCCGAGTTAGATGTTGAGCGCCATACTCTAGTTCTAAAATCGTCTTGTATATTAGAAACCGGAAATTGGGCGTTACTTGTAGACGCTGTTAACTGTGCTGTTTCAACTAAATTGTTAGCTAGAAATCTAATCATGCGCTCACCCTGAAGCCGTCGCGCCCAGCATCCCTTACGGCCCTAGCTATTTCTTTGTTATCAACTTGAACCACTATCGGTTGAGAGGCTATCATTTCGATACTATTAGAAAGTCTCTCTACTGAACTATTTTCCCCCCTCAACTCTCCCGAATTAATTTGGTCAAATAAGTTTCTTTGCTGAGAAGAGTTTAGAATCATTTCTCCAGTTCTTACCTGAGCTATAGTGTTGTCAGGTCCAACAGATGAGCCATTGAAACCACCTACTACACCGCCATTCTGAAAACCTACACCAGCAATCTTCGCAACATTAGCCAAACCTAGCGCGACAATAGATGATGCTAGGGCAACGGACCACGGAGGGCCGGGAGGCGCTGCTAGTGCTTTAGTAGCGGCTGCATAGGTTGAAATGGTAGCATCAGCAATCATTAAACCTTTCTGAGCGGCTGAGCCCTCTTTAGCTAATGCAATACCAGCACCTAGAAAGTTTCTAGCTGTTGATAACTTCGCCTGTTGGATTGCATCCTCTTGGGCCTTACGCCTTTTCTTCTCTGCTATAATTTGTTTAGTTTGTAGTTTCTCTAAGTCTAGTTCGGTTTTGGCGGCTAGTTTCTGCTCTGCCAGCTCCCTTTCTCTTGAGTTCTTTATTAGGGCGGTTTTCTCAAGTTCAGCATTTGCTCGGATACTTATTTTCTGAGCCTCTATATCGTTAAGTTTTATGAAATCTTCCTCATTGGCCAAACCTTGAGCCTCTTTAATTCTTAACTGTCTCTCTTCCTCGGCTAAGTCACGCTCTTGATTAATCATGGTAATCTCGGCGTTAACTCTTCTCGCGTTATCTATTTCGGCTTGCTGCGCTGGACTTAAACCCGCTGCCTCTTTTGGTTTTTCTTCTTTTACTGGCTCAACCTTTTCACCTAACCCAGCACCACCAGAGAACTTTCTAAATTCATCAGCCCTTACTGTGTTAATTTGTTTTAAGGCCTCTATTTTTTTATTTAATTGCTCAACTTCGCTCTCAATCTGTTTGGCTCGCCTTGCAAATACTGGACGCCCATTAACTTCCGCCATCGAGTTTAGTTCTTTGTTAAGTTCTGCTACTTTTATTCTTAAAGTATTAACGCTTTCTGGCTTATCATCATCAAACGTCTTAGTGAGTTCTCTGCCGACCTGTCTTAACCCTCTAACTGTAGACTCTAGATGTGGTAACATGAAATCAAAAATAGAGTCGCCAATCTCTTTAATATCTTTTACTACTTTATCTCTTCTAAATTCTAAAGATGCCTTCATTTCATTAGCGGCATCAGTAGCGGCGCCTGCTTTTTTTGTAAATTGGTCTAGGTTACTAGTGAACCTTTGAGTTTGGTCGCCGGTCAATGCGAACACTGCCCTAACTGCCTCAGTTCTGCCTAGTAGTTTTTGAAGTGTTTCTTCACTTCCACCAGTGGCGGTTATTAAATCTTGTAAAAATGTATTAAGCCCCTTCGTTCTAAGGGCGGTTAAACTAAAAGCGTTACCAACCTTTTCACCGAATAATTTTCCAGCATCCCCTGACTTTTTAAATAGAGCTGAGAACAGTGAGTTTAATTGAGTAACCCTTTCTGATGTGGTTAAACCCTGAGTGGTCATGGTGGCAAGGGCAGCACCAACCTCATCGAGTCCAACGTTTAATCTAGCAGCCGACGGAATAACCTGCCCGATTGAGCTTGATAATTGAGAAATGGTAGTTTTACCGAGCTTAACAGTTTGAAAAAGAGCGTCCGACGCCTCGGCAGCCGAAATGTTTTCTTGCCCATATACGTTTAAAATATCAGTTAAAACATTGATAGATGAGCCAACATCAGATAGTCCACCTAATGATAATTCATTGGCTCGCCTAAGCAGCTCTACAGCATCCGCACCTTCCGCAGCTCCAGCCGAAACAATTTGATAAAATGATTTAGCTTGCTCGGCGTCTGTTGTAGCGAACTCGCTACCGAGATTCTTGATTTCATTAACGAGGTTTCCAGTTAGTTTTTCACTCTTAGGGAGCAGAGTATTAACTTCCCTGATGGCCTTATCAAAAGCTATCGCCTCATCGACAACGTCCCCCATCACTGCCTGCAATGATGCTAAACCTTTTAAGGCTAAACCAGCACCAAAAGCGCCAACAGCAACAGCACCCGCCGAGCTTAGTTTTCTAGAAAGACCGTCTACCTGCTTTCCGGCACTACTTGCCTCATCGCCCAGCTTATCGACATTTCTAGTCAGTTTGGTTAGCGCCCTGAGCGCCTGCCTTTCCTCAACGGTTATCTCAACGCTTACTTCGTTTGCCATAACTTTTCTGCTTTTCCTCTATGATTTTCTTGTGTTCTTCTAATAAATTATGAACCAATTCCATTACTTCTACAAACTTGGCTGGCTGCTCTAGATAGGTTCCCGAATAAGGCATTATCCCATTGGTCCAGCTATGATAATAATCTATAAAAAATGATGCTCCCCTATCGTAAAACAATGTTGGACACTTATAGTAGAGTATTTTCTTATACCCAACCATGCTGTGTTGTGGTAGGTATTGCTGACATGGGGAACCTTTTTGTTCAAAACAACCCTTTCTGTCTTGATGCTTTTTCTGCATTACTGGTTGTCTCTTATATTTGGTCTTACATAAACGACACTGATAATCAGGATTGGTCATTGATGTAAAAGTAGAAACCAGTGTCACGTAATCATAATCAGAAACCCCAGACAGTGAGCTTATTTGGTCAGTTATGTATAGGATAAGCGGGTTCTCTGAGCCAACTAAGTAATTAGTGTCTCCCCGCTCACTATGTCCAATTTCACCCCCTTGAGTTTCTTACCTGTAGAGGGGTCTTTTAACTCATCGGGCATACCGTTTAATGACTGCCAGAAATAATTATAAACGCTGTCCATAATCGGCAGGGTCATTAGCTCAGTTAAAGAGTCGTCAGATAAGCAGTCGCCATCAAAAGATAACTGGTAGTCTTTCCCGCTACTATCCTTAACCCCTTCAATTTTTTTAAGTCCGTATTTTAAATAAATACATTGAGCGCCTAAAAGGTCCAGAGTTGTATTACCACCCGCAGTCGTCATCGTGCATTGAGTAGCCTCTGTCTTTTGGTCTTTAGTTAAGGGGGCGATGTAAAACGTCACCCCTCCAACCGTAAGCTTTACCCTATCGGTAACTCTTAAAATTTTCATAGCGTCCCTCTATGTTGATTAAACGTAACTCATAAAGATAGTATCGTTTCCGTCTTTTCTAAATGATTTCATGCTTAGATTGTTAGTGCTGATTCCGTCTTGGTCACCTACTGGTAGCTCAGTAATCTTTGTTTGAGGCAGGTAAAAAGCCACAACCTCAGAAAACTCACCCGCCGTCGACGATGGGTTAAACGCATACCAGAAAGCCGATGAGTCAGCATTAAGGTTAAAGGCGTCCCATTCAGTTAAGTCGGTATCGTCCATGTAAGGATTACAAGTAAGGGAAACTGACTGCTCAGTAATTCTAGAGCCAATCTTTCCATCAGGGTCACAAGCAGAGTTAATGAATGAAATTGTATTTTCTATATTTAGAGATAACTCAGTGTAAGCCTGCTTAGCACCACCAACCCAAAGGCAAGCCTCTAGAGCAACGGGTGGCAACGCATCGGCTGAGAAGTCTGGGGAAAAGGATGGGGCTTGGTCTACTCTATCTAACTGAATACCCTCTACTGAGAAATTCATTGATGGGATTTGCCCGACGCTGACGTTCTCTAAACTCATACTTGAAACTCGGAGCCCGCTAACTAATTGAGCAATCTCACCGCCAATATTATGCTCGGCTGAAAGAGTAACAGAGTTAGCAGTATCATGGTAGTAAGTAGTTACTGCCTCGACCTCAACCCCGTCACTCGGAGCGCCGTTTTCTAGTGCGAATGGGAATGTGATAGTAGTTGCTCCAACCTCAGAGATAGGTCTAACCTCAAAGGCTCCAGCCTCTTTAACTAGAACACAGTCGCCTTTTAAGAATCCATGAGCAGCTCCAAACTCTAAAACTGTTGAAGTGTTTCCAGTTGTAGTAATATCTGAAACGGCCTGTCTCTTTCCACCTAGTAATGAGCGGAGTTGTTTATCGGCTGACTGAGGAGCTTCGCCGGCGGTAACTGATGCGCGGTATTCTACCGGCAGCGAGCCACTCACCTCTGCCACACCCACTCTAGATTCTTCCTGCTCAACGGTCCCACTTAAAACATCGCGTGAAAGTTCTTCGCGATTCTTATTCATTTCAGTTCCGCTACTTAATAATTCAATGTAATCAGTAGACGCTGACGGAGCTACATAAGTTCCCTCAGTTACCTCTACGGATAATGATAAACTGGATTCGTTAGTAACTACTCCGATTGCCATTTTCTACTCCTATGTAGTTTGGTTTCTGTGTTTAATTATAAAATTGCCTTTCAGCATTATGGTATTATCACCCACTTTTTCTGGACTTTCCATATCCAACTCGGACACGACAAGGACCACTGATGGGATGCCTAGTTTCTTTTGAAAAATATTCTTTTGGATGGTTTCGAAGTCGTCATATAGAGAACTTATCGCCACCCTTTCTGATGAGTCACTTGACCTGTTGGCAGTGCAATCTGTTAACTTGATAAAAAAGGTTTGGTCTATGGTTATAGACTTAATTGTTCCGTCTACGCTAAGTCCACCCTCTACGCCAATCCCATAGCGCCTCTGTCCCGTTCTAAACGTGTTTTTCTCCACATCATAAACATAATCAAGCTCTGAATAATCACTAAGCAGAGCGCCGACCTCAGAGGCCAATTGAGAGAGAATGGTCGAGACATTACTCATCTTCGAACCAACCTATTGAATTGAATTTCTAGAGTTTCCGAGGTGTCCCTTACTCCGTCATCATCACGGTCAATATTTAAGTAAACCAAGTTCATAGCACCGTCATACATGGTTCTATATTGTAATGATTTCTGACGATAAGTGTCATCGGGGTCATCAGTAATGGCGCTAAAAATTTTGGCCATAGCTAAATAGGTGGCGGCGGTTTTAACCTGCTCAACATCTAATAAGTCAAAGGCCGTTATGTCTTTCTTAACTGTTCCGTTTAATTTCTTGTTCCCATTATTTCTTATCGACTGGACCATCTCATCACGGGCGGCAACGTGGGTAAGAATATGGCTATTCTGCCCAGATGGAACCCATTTAGAAATCTCGTAAAGCTCTCGCCTTAAATCCTCATCGTCTGCAAATACTATGTTAATACCATCAAAAACAACCGCGCTAGTGTCAGCATCGGGCTTGAACCTATACCAGAATTGCTCCACTCCATTAATAGTCGTGGCGACCTCATTAGATAAGTTCCTGTCCCACTGAAAAAAGCCAGAGCGTTTTAGTGCTGCAGTATCATCATGGAAACCAGTTAACGAGGTCCATGCTCCCGCGTAATACTCTCCCGAGAACGCTGTTTCAGTCGTTGATACTGTAGACAGTTCAATGTATGCAGAATTAATAGGCTTATAGAACCCGATATATAAATAGTCAGTGGCATTAATAAGAGCAAAACCAAAGTTGTCCCTTCCATAATCCACCGCCTTATTAGAGTAATCGGCAAAAACGCTATTGCTGTCATGTAGTACCGATAATTTATTCATTGTTCTAATCATACTATCATCCTACTGAAAAACCTCTGTACTTGTAAATTCGTGATGCTCAAGTAGCATCCACATTAAGTCGTTAGGGGTTTTCATTGATAAATCGTCCCTAAAGATGATTTCGAAAAGCTCATTACAGAACCATTTATTTCTAGATTCCCACTTGTTTTTATCGGGTATAGGCTTATCTAATAGCCACTTTAAAAAGATTCTCCAGATGAAGTATAGGATTGCAAGCCTGTCATATTTAGCGTGCATAGCCCTTTGGTCGAGTTGGTCAAACAGTAACATCGTTTCAACACGTGACAACTCTCTACCATCATTTCTAACGGCACATACCACGGTGTTTTTCTGCTTAAACCTATAGAATGAGTCGAGCTGCACGCCGCCATTTGCAGAACTATGCAAAATAATCCTATCAAAGAAAAGGCAGGCGAAGTGGCTTGGGGTGTCTTCCGTTTTTTGAAAATCATACTTTGTCCCGTAACTAATCAGCTTGGAGCTTATTAAATCATTTCTGGTAAAAAGGTATTTAATCATAAATTTCTGCCGTATCTATATGCCTAAGGAGATTACACTTAACAATGGGCTCATTGTTACCGTTTCTTATGTATTTTAGTCTTATAGTTAAACCTACAACCATTTCTGCTATATACTGGTCTATTAGATGCAAACCATCGCAGGCTGCAATATTAGCAAACTCGTCAACCACACCTACCGCTGGGTGGATAACCTGTAGCTTAATTTCATCATCAACGTTAGAATTTTCAACCTGATACTGAGCGCCTGTCATATACTGAGCAACCTTTGCGCCTTGATATACATAATCAGTTATCGGGTAATCGAAATCATTTTCGCCCTGATTTAAAACCTTTGATGCACACACTTTTATAAACCTTAAGCGAAAGCCCTTTTCTTTTCTCATGGTAAGTCCTTTGTTAAAGCAATATGCCAACCCTTAACTTTATTACTACCATTTATTTTTCTAAATTTTATTTCGAGCGAGGTACTAAACCTTATAGGGTATTTAGGGTTATGCCCCATGGTTTTTTGGTTTTCCTCGTAATAAATCTCCATTCTAAAAGGGTAATACTCTCCTATCTTTGCATCTTTATAAACGTCCAAGTCCATAGTCACTACCAGCACCCCGTCAACGTAAACCTCATAACATGATTTCTCATTTTCCATCTCAGCCCAAAAACTTATAAACTTCCCTGCGCCTGTATAGCTATACACTTCGCTAGGTGTCGAGGTTGAGTCGATATCTATATCCGTTTTTGAATTTTCGGCATGATAACCAATAAGATAAGGCGATGTAGAAAGTCCTGTGGCATCCGGCTTTGTTTCAGCCAAAACATTAAGGGATTTAGTAACACCATCTCCGCTTATTGATACGTTTGCCTTATCGCCAGTTTCCTCGTCCTGTATGGAGGTAGAGCCAGCCGTTTTGCTTACCATTACTTAAACTCCGTGACGATTATGTCTATCTCATTATTATTATTTCTTTCGATTACTTCTATTAAAATATTATCTGAGTAGTTAAACTCTACAACCTCATTTTTGCCTATATCCTCACCATTAATGCCACTCAAATCTGGTGACAGTCTCCATCTTATTTTCCCGCCCCTGTTTAAAATTCTAACGCCCGACCTCCCAGATAGATTACCAGTAGAAGAGTCGGCTAGGTTTAAATAAGCGGTTACTCCATTGCCCGATTTCTCTATAATTACCTGATTTACAGTATCATATACAGTTTCCGTTTGGGCTTTGCTATTTCCCTTAACCTCAAGATAGTTAGTCTCATTACCATCTAGGTCAGAGCCCACTAATTTAGTGGACCCCGAGGCACCCTTTTCGGTTATATCAGCCATTAGACTTCAAGACCCGTAAGCGTAGAGTAAACGTCTTGCGCTTGATTATCTAGGTTTGTAATGGTGATTCTAACAGTCTGAGTAGCGGCAGTTTTACAAATCTTTTTAATGGGAATATCAATATTTGGATTAGCCGTTGAGTTGAATCCTACAAAAATAACAGAGCCGTTTGATAGTACCTGCACTTTAATTTTACCAGAGGCAGATGCCCACACACTCTCTGCTAAGAATGTTTTAGCAGCTGTTACCACATAGTCATGATTAGTTGATGCGTCCTTAGCTACGGCAGCGGTTGTGTTATAGTCGCAAATCTCATCACCTGATTGGTCTGAAGCCATTTCGACTGATAACGGGTTAGTTGGTCCGTATGCTGTTCCTGTCTCATCAAATAAATGAGCTTGAACTTTATCATCGGTGGCATTTAAGTTTCTAATATCTAAATCAACAGCATCAACCGTAATTGAGTTTCCACCGTCTGCAATATTAACATCATTTGTAATACTGGTTAGTGTTCCAACGTCAACGGTTCCATCAACAGTAATTGAACCACCACCATCTGAAATAGTGGCGTTAATGGAGCCATCAGCATTTACTTCTAAGTCATCTGTCCCATCGGTAACTATAATCTTAGAGCCAGTGGCAAAGTTTGTATCAATTGAACCATCGGCATTTACTTTTAATTTCTGTGATGGGGTGGTGGCATCGCTAACATTAATATCAATATCACCAGCGGTTTCGGTTCTTACTGGCAGGCTAGTTGCTTGGTCTGACATTTTATTCTCCCTTGAGTTCGGCTAATTTGGTTTTACTTATTTCAATATTCTTTTTCAGTCTCTCAATATCTTCCATGCGCTCTAAAACCCTTAGCTCTAGCTCATCAATCCCAAGACTTACTCTTTTAATTTCTAGTTCTTTTTTCTTTTCTTCTAAACTCATAATAACGACCCTATTAGTGACGCGTCAAAGTTCCCCGTGGTAGGTCTTGAGTGAATCACTCTAACTCTAACCACTAATCCAGCCGCCACCTGTAACCCTTTATAATCAAAATCGGCATTAAAATTACCGAAATATGTTCTTCTTTTACCTTTAATTGCACCATCAACCTCAACGACATAATCAGCCACATTACAGCCAGACACCTCAACCTTTTCCATAGCTAATGTTTTTCCAACTGGCACAGTGTAACTAAGAATCGTGGTAAGTGTTCCCGATGCTAATGAGCTAATATCCGAATACTCTACAAACGGAACGCCCTGAGTAAACGTGACGGGGATGGCTGCAGTGTTTCCAATTACTACCGATTGAGCGTTTTCACCTGCTTGACTCGGGTTCTCTTGAAAAGACTTTCTAATTATGGAATCTGTTGAGCATCCAATAGGGGGGCTAGCCATCTATATCTCCCCTACGTCTAACCCTAGGGTCAGTAATATCCTCGTAGAACCAAGCATACCATCTGTTATCTTTAGGGTTGAACATAATTTTATAAGAATATTGCATACCCGCACGCAGGTTATTGCGTAACATAACACGCCTCAGACCACGAGGGTTTGAGGCGGTTACGAAATTTGGGATAGTCGTGCTTTTCCCAGTCACTCTTAGGCAGTCTTAACCATAAGTGGTGACTCAGTTGAGGCCGCGCCCTTGAGGCCTAAACCGAGCCCAGTGGAACCAAAAAGCTGGTCGATACTGACCCTTTCAGCCCCAGAACCATACTGATTCGCACCTTGGCGACTCATCATAGCACCTTTTTGGAAAGCGATGGCAGCTGCTTCACTGTCATACATAAAACCTTTGCCAGAAAGAGATGCTGAACGGTGAATAACTACGTTAACTCCGTAAAGAGTTCCGATAACACCGCTTGGGATTCTAGCAGAACCGTAAGCATCAGGACGAACAAAGTCACCCTCAGCAAGGATTTCTTTTTCAAAGGCAGAGTTAACAACATAGTAAAGGTTATCTTCTCTGGCCTCGTTGTCTAGTAGGTACTCTCTGGCCTCTAGGATTTTATCCTTACGAGTAGTTGCCGCTGGAGTAAAGTTAGAGTCGTCAATTGTCTCAAAAAGAGCAAGTAGGTTTTCGTCTACAAATCTTCCATGAGCAGACGCCGCTCTAGCAGCTAACTCTAGTTGCCAGTTAAGAGTCGATTGAATCTCATCGCACATATCAACGATATAAGCGATATAAGGGCACTGGTCTAGGTCAAGTTTATCCGCACTTGAAGTTAGGACAGTAGAATCACCCGCCGTCGCGCTAGCTCTGTTTACCGCTGTAAAAGAATCTAGCTTAGGGATTGAAACCGATTTGGCTCCCTTAACTGCGAACTGTGAAAAGTTTTGAATTGTCGGTACTAGTTTAGCAGCGAACTCTAGTTCTCTTTGAACTACACTAGTGATTAGGTCTTGCTCGGTGGCACCTGTCTCGGTTACCCCGTGAATTGCATCAGCCATTATTT